TCTGCCAGTGCTCTGTTCTTGCAGAATCCTTCAATCTCATCCAAGAACGCATCCTGATGACCTGGGCTGATATCACCGATATGAGCAAAGTCCAGTCCTGTCTCTGCATTGACCTGCTCTATCTTTGGCAGCACGCGATATTCCTCGGCGTGCTTGACCATGTAGCGCACAGCTGGTCGCAGCTTGTTAACGAAGTACTTGGGATTGATGATGTTCACGCAACGTGTGAAGATGTCTTCGCTGCTCAACAACACGTTGATCAGCAGCTTCTGCTTGTCCTCGTTATAATCAGTTACGGTCTCTTTTTCTTCGTTACCAAATCTATCTGCCATTCTACTCCACCATCACCACATCATCTACGTTGCATTCTTCGCCATATTGTATCTCTATCATGCGCAGAGGTTCAGTACCCTCGTTGGTCAACTGATGCCATTCGTAACGAGGTATCCAAACGTGTTGATGCCTGCCAAACACTCCCATGAGATCAATGTCACTGCTGCTATCCATGGTATAGACAGTGGCCTTGCCGTGTGTGACAAACCAAAACTCACTGCGCTTATCATGTTTCTGCAGTGTTAGTCGTTGCCCTGGGTTCACAGTCAGCTCTCGTAGCTGTACTTCGCGACCATCCTCATGCAGGACCTGATAATAACCCCATGTACGCTCTATCTTGCTCATGATCTATACATCTTCCTCTTGGTTCCAATCTGCAGTGCGCTATTGGTCTTGCTGTCTATAATTGTACGCAGAGTCAGCAACTTTCCATATCTACAGCTAGCGTCAGCTGCATCTTTTACATCATCTTCCCAGTCAGGGAAGCTAACGCTCCAACCCTGTTCCAAGGCAATGTCTATCAATCCCTGATTATTCTTCTGCCTATCCGGCAGCACGATGATCTCGCGATCAGTGCTGTTGAGCCAGCTTAGCTGCTGCCTGCTCAATTTGCTGCCAAGCGCTGCTACCCCGTCAATAGCAATAGCATCAAATGGTCCTTCTACAAGTATGATGTATTTACGGTTACCTTTGGTTATGGCATCGCAGTTAAACAGATAGCCGGTTTGGAGATCACTGTTGTAATATCGCGGAGTCCCACTGGGAGGCGTACCAGCATATCTAGCCGTCCAGCCCACTATCTTGTCACGATAATAGAAAGGTATTATGATGCGCTGATCTAGATTCCACTTGGTGCTAGAGCTCCAGTGATAGTCCCAGCCCTGTGCCACGGCATCGCCTCTGCTGAATAGATATTCTATAGCAGTTGCAAACTGCGGAGCTATCTCATCATCTTCCATGATAGCTTCAACTGGACGCGCGCCTTCTGGCAGCTGCACTTCTTTGAAATCACGCAGGAAGTCTAGATCTTCGTGGCTAGGCAATGCTGTCACACCTGCCAGCTTGTTTTGTAATGCTTCTAGCTTGACCTTGCGGATGTCCTCATTAGGAATACCCATCCAATTCATGAGGTTCTCAAAGTTCCTACTGATGTTGATATTGTCAAACACAGTCTTGAACCCACAGTTGTAACAGTTATAGGCTATGTGTCCGTCTGGCAGGATCAGCATGTTACCACGCATGCGAGTATCTCTGCTATGGCCTCTATGAGTGCAGCATGGTGCATTGAACATCAACCAACCTCGCGGGCTGGTCTTGCGCTTTTGTGGGAGATTCTCAGCTACTAGTTGATGCATCAGAGCCATGCTACAGTATAGGCTCAGAGTTAATTTTTGTATAGCACCCTGTCAAATACACCGTCGTTCACGATGAGTTGTGCTACCTCGTTGACAGTTACAGGACTGTCTATCCCCGTCCACACAGGTATGTATCCGAACCTAACCCAATAGGCATTGAGATCAAAGTTAAACAGGGTAGGACCAGGCCCGCTATTATTGGTATAATCAAAGGTATACATTGGATCAGGGCCAGGTTGCAATGGTATGAAGAACCATTCACTGGGCATTGGACTGTCGTTGGTCAGGCTGGCCTGTATGAAGAATTTACCAAGAAACTTGCTCTGATACACTGCCACAGTGTGCATGCCATTGGCGCGCTCTGTCTGTGCATCTCCAGGGAATGCACCCGTCAAGAATGCTATATCGTCGTTGTTGCCTATCGGAGTCTTGGTAAATTGGAAATTTTGTATCTCGATAGCTGGTATCCTAGTGCGTAACACACCATCAAACAGTTCAAAGTTACCTATGCTAGATTGATTGATATCCGTGTAATACAGAGAACCTACGCCATTGACATTCACGTTTTTTATGCTGTAATTGTAATATCCTGCAGGCAAATCTTCTACATCACCTGGATTAAGCGTGAGCTGTGCTTTACCCTGCAGTGGTACCGTGATGTCTACCTGTTTTTGTAACACTATCTCGTTAGTGGTTCTAGTGCTGATATAAGCTTCTAAACTCAGTCCAACCAGGTTGATAGGGCGCCTTTCATTGTTGCGTATCACGAAATCAATCGTGTTGGTCACACCCTTATAAAGTTTGGTATCATATATGGTCATAGGCCAATTCACCAGTTGTGGGTTGTTCTCGAACTGCAGGAGTTCCACGTATTCCTTGAAGCTGTAGAGGAAGACCGTTGGCATAGGATCCTGACATTTTGTTCCATCGACACTTTGTATATTTATAAATACCCCCACCGGGCAAACATAACACACATGTTAGATACCAAACAGGTCTTGCAAGAAAAGTTCCCATTCCTTACTATCATTCGCCATCTAGATAGTGAATATCTAGGTATAGTACAAAATGCTGATCAGACGTTCCTGCATCTCTACGTGATGGACAACACCTTCAATGACGAGATGAAACGAGAGTTCTTGGCCTGCGGAGACATATGGTGGTGGGAGAGCAACCGCCAGATACCAATCAACATGTTCATCAGAGAGAGATTTTCTATATTCAAACGCTATCTGCGCATATTTTCAATGAAAGAAACGGAAGTGGTACAAGGTCCTGTGGTAAATTTACGCGATCTAATGAACAAAAGAGTGAAAAGAAGGACCATACAGCTCGTAAGGCAGGGCTGATGTCACGCTCGAAGCAACTTGATATACTGATCTGCATATTGCCAAAGGTCAGCCCAGATGCACCAACGGCAGGTCCATCATTGCTGAAAAGCCACTGCCAAGCAGCTGGATTTACCTGTGAAGTAGTGGATCTTAACATCAAACTGTACAACGCTATCAAAGGCAAGATGGATCAGGACCAATACTGGTTTACCAATGACCGGATATGGCGCGCAGATGATCTCAAACTTAGCGCAGAATTCTCAGAATTGATGCAGGAGAGCAAGGACACCATCGACGATTGGATTGATAGCTGGCGCAAACTCAATCCGAGATTCATAGGTCTAAGCTTGTTAAGCCACATGTCAAATGCCATGGCTATCTATTTGAGCAGAGAGATACGACAACACCTGCCAGACGTAAAGATAGTATGGGGTGGGGCTTCTGTAGGCGATTGGGCGCGAGCTTTACATCAAGACAATTTAGTTGATTATGTGATACTAGGTGATGCCGAGATAACCTTGATAGAATTGCTGAAAGGTAATCTAGATGCACAGGGCATCAATGATTTTAAATCCACTCAGCTAGATGATTTGGAAATAATGCTAACGCCTAATTATGACGACATCGATTGGCAAGAATATGATGATGTTAATGAAAACCAAAAACCTGTATATATCACAGGAAGCCGAGGCTGCGTAAAGAAATGTACATTCTGCGATGTTGCAAATCTATGGCCAACTTATAGATACAGATCCGGCACTAGCATTGCCAACGAACTGATATCTATTCGCCAAAAATACAAGCGAAAAACCTTTATGTTTACAGATAGCTTGGTCAACGGCAGCATGAAATCATTCAGAGAAATGATCAACCAGCTTTCAGTATATCGCCAGATTGACAATAATTGGAGATGGTCTAGCCAATGGATCATACGTCCAATCAAACAAAGCCTAGAGTCAGATTTCGCATTGATGTGGCAAAGCGGTTGTCGCTATCTAGACATAGGTGTTGAAAGTTTCAGCCAAGACGTGAGATATCACATGGGCAAGAAGTTCAGCGATGCTGACATGTGGCACACCTTTGCTCTGCTGAGGAAATACAACATCAGTGCCAGCGTGCTGATGTTCGTGGGATATCCAACAGAAACAGATACCGACCATCAGATAACCTTGGATACCATCCATCGTCTGGCTGATCTAGGTTACCTAACCAGGAATGATCAAGGTCAGAGGCTAAACCTGTCATTCTCTAGCACCTGCATGATTACCAAAGATCTGCCGTTGTATGAATTGGTCAAAGACGAGCTCACGAATCACAAGAGTTCAAGAGAATGGGATTATAGATCAAACACGCTGGCAGTGAGGCTGCAGAGATATGCCGAGATATACGAACTGCTGCAAGAATTATATACCGACAAGTTCATGAGCAAATATGCTGTACGGAACCTGCTGCACCATCACAGACTCAAAACCATGGCACTCAGTCGCCCAGAGTCTCCACAGTTACCTTAGCACGGATGCGCCCATCCTTGGTAACATGCACCTTGAGAGGCTTGCTGGCTGCCTTGCGTGCCTTGGCATCAGCTTTTTCCTTGTCGTCGCCCCACTTCTCAAATTCGTTGTGTGAGAAAGCAAACATGGTAGCATCGCTAGCTTCTGCGATGCGCACATAGCTGATGTACTGAGGATCTTTGTTCTCTTCACGTTCAACTTCTGTCCATACATTCACAGCGCCTGTGAGATTTTCTAATGTGTCCCAGATGGTGCTGATTAGGACAGGAGTGGCCCTGGGATTACGGAACAAGTAGCCTTTCTTCAGCTTGGCGTTCAGCTTGGCAACTGGATCATATTTGAGATCCGAGCCAACTGGGTGTATCTCATCTCCGTCCACCAACTGGACGTTGGTACCAAACATGTCGCTGATTACTTGGAATTCTAGCTTGGTGCGTGCCATTTGATTGCTCCTCTGATGCTTAATAATAGCACAGTTCTAAGATTGTTCAAGCAAAATGTTGGCATGCACGTATACCAAAACTGCGTAACTGTGCCCGTGGGCTTTCTTGAAACTGTAGGTATCTTGCTCGGTCTTGACCCAGATATCGTCTTTGATGCTGTCAAAACCCTGTGTTTCACACTTGGATTGCAGGTGCTTCTTGCCTGGACGGATCAGAGCCAAGATCATGGCTATGTGTTCCATGCTGGTTGGTCGCAATCTGGCACAGAGATCACCATAGTTGCCCAAATGGAACAGCTTGCTCACGAAGCTGGGATCGGTGAACACTGCCCAATCCAGCGGGCGTTCCATGAGATCTCTGAGATGTGCTTCATCGCGCACATGCTCATAAACGCCCACGTTCAGCATGTCTATCTTGAAGAATCCTCGATCTTCGGCAGCGTTGTAGTCCAAACTACACAGTCCAGTAATGGGATCCTTTGGCACTGCGTGGAAATACACACCCGTGTTGTGACGAGCGATCTTGCCGTCCCTGATGATGCTGGCAGGCGTATGGCGCAGGCCTTTTAAGGCCAGTTCTCGATCTGCGAAATCTATATCAATGTCGCCGCGACTGTGCATATCTTATCCTACTCACGGTCTATCTTATTGTTAATCTGCCGCCAGATGGTGCCCATCTCAGCACCGCGCTGTCGCATGCTGGTATTGATGCGATTGATCTCGTTGCGCAGTTCTTGTATCACACGCTCAGTCTGTACCAATCTAGCTTCTAACACCGTTACATAATTAGGATCTACTGTGCGCACAGTGGTGCCGTTTATCTCAAACTCAGTGATCAACCCAGTTCTAGTGACTGGTCTCTTGATATCACTTGCAACTATTTCTTCATCGTCATTGGCACCGTACATATCTACTATCTCTGCCATCATAGTCCTGCTTTCTTGAGAGTGTCCTTGACGAAGGTAGTGCTCTCTTTGTCTCTGTTGAACTTCAGCGACCACTGTGGTGCTGGTGCTATGCCTGCTATCATACCGATCT